ACAAGAAGATATAACCAAGCTCACGGATAAACAGTGGGAAGCTTGGAGCAAGTCTTCTACTAAAAAAGCTAATGGCGGTATGGTCAAGGGTTTTAGCCCCATCGCCCGACCACAAAGATTTAAAGGAGTGTTCTGATGGCGAGTAAGTCTGATAAAGTTGATGCATTAATAGCGGAATTAAATTCTATTCCCGACGATAAGTATACTCCTCGGAAGGATCAGATAAGGATTTTGCAGCTAAGAACCGAGATAGATAAGTTAATCGGTGGTAAAAAAAGGCCAGAAGGCATGAAAGACGGCGGCATGAATAATGTGCCTTCCAAGTACAAAGGCTTTTCAAAGCTGCCGGAAGGTGTGCAGGAAAAGATAAGCCCTAGTCTCGCAAAGAAATACAAGACTGGCGGTATGAGCAAGGCTGTGATGAAAGCCCGTGGCGGAACTTTTAAAGGAACATTTTAATATGGCATTACCTCCACAGATGGTTGCACCTGCAATGGGCCCCGGCGGACCGGGGATGAGCGCAGAAGAACAGATGACTGAGGTCGAAGTACCTGTAAATCAGAATGATATGCTGCCTCCGGGCGTTGAACTTATTGGTTCGGAAGAAACGGTTGAGGTTCAGACTGAAGAGTACGATCACAATGCTAACTTGGCTGAAGTTCTTGACGACTCCGTCCTTGGAGCTTTGTCCTCGGACCTTAGTTCTAAGGTAGATGAAGACAAGGGTTCTCGGGAGGATTGGGAAGAGGCTATCTCGAAGGGTCTTACGTTACTCGGTATTAATTACGAGGAGCGTTCAGAGCCATTTCTTGGATCATCTGGTGTAACGCATCCGTTATTGAGTGAGGCTGTTACGCAGTTTCAGGCGCAGGCTTACAAGGAAATGTTACCTCCCGGTGGTCCTGTGAAGACGCAGATCTTGGGAATGCAGACCAAGGAAGTTGAGGATCAGGCCCAGCGTGTCAAGGACTTTATGAATTACCAGATTACGGAGGTAATGGAGGAGTTTGATCAGGATACGGATCAGATGCTGTTTTATCTGCCGATTACTGGTTCTACTTTTAAGAAGGTTTACTTTGATCCTGCTCGTCAGAGAGCGGTATCCAAGTTTGTACCAGCAGAGGATTTGATTGTTCCTTACTCTGCTTCTGATTTGCGTACAGCAGAACGATACACTCACGTTGTTCGTATGAGTGAAAATGATATTAGAAAGTTACAGGTAGGAGGTGTTTATCGAGATGTTGACTTGTCTGCAACAGAAGATGATGAATCTGACTCAACAATCCGTGGAAAGGCTGATGAGATTCAGGGACTTCGTCCGGGATACAGTGACGAGCTTTATACTATCCATGAAATCCATGTTGACCTTGACCTTGAGGGATTTGAGGATATTAACGAGGAAGGTGAAGCTACAGGTATCAAGCTGCCGTATATCGTCACTATGGACGGCGATTCGGGAAAAATTCTCTCGATAGTACGAAACTATCGCGAACAAGATCCAATGCGCCGCAAGCGTGATTACTTTGTTCATTTTAAATTTCTGCCCGGTTTTGGTTTCTACGGGTTTGGCTTACTGCATATGATTGGAGGATTGTCTCGTGCTGCAACATCTATTCTCCGTCAGCTTATTGATGCGGGTACGCTCTCGAATTTGCCGGGTGGTTTCAAGGCTCGTGGAGTTCGTGTCAGAAACGACGATGAGCCTATCAATCCGGGTGAGTTCCGCGATATTGATGTTCCCGGCGGTGATGTTCGCAATGCTGTTGTCCCACTCCCGTACAAGGAGCCTTCTGGTACGCTGGCTCAACTACTCGGGGTGGTCGTTGATTCGGGTAGAAGATTTGCACAAGTTGCGGACACAAAGGTCGCAGATGTCAACTCCCAAGCTCCCGTGGGAACAACAGTGGCCCTGATTGAGCAGGGTTCAAAAGTTATTTCAAGTATTCATAAGCGCCTACACTACGCACAAAAAGCAGAGTTCCGCATGTTAGCGGAGATCTTTGCTACCAATCCAATACCGTATCCGTATATGGTTGGGACAAATGTAGACCCTCGGATTATGGCACAAGACTTTGACGGGCGTGTAGATATCCTCCCTGTCTCTGACCCGTCAATTTTTTCTATGGCACAGCGTTTGTCTCTTGCACAAACACAGTTGCAGTTAGCGCAGGCCGCGCCGCAGATGCACAATCTGTATGAAGCCTATCGTCGCATGTATGATGCGTTGGATGTAAAGAACATCGACGCTATCTTACCAGCGCCGCAGCCACCGCAGCCGAATGACCCGGCTATGGAAAATTCTATGGCTCTGAAGGGTATGCCGAGTCAGGCATTCAAGGAGCAGGATCATCGTGCTCATATCAGAGTGCATGCATCCATGATTCAGTCTCCTGCCATTCAAGCTAGTCCGCAGGCTTTCTTGTTGTTGCAGGCTCACATTCAGGAGCATGTATCATTGTTCGCAAGGGATATTGTTGAGGATGTATTCCAGAGAGCAATGCAGGAAACACAGATGAAGGGAGAGCCAATACCGCAGGTTGATCCTATGGCTGTTGAAGCTATGGTCGCACAGCAGATATCAGAAACACTTGAACAGTTGTCACCGCTTCTGATTCCACCGCAAAAACCTGATCCACTGGTTGAGATTCGCCAGCAGGAGTTGCAGAACGATACGGCAGAAATTCAACGTAAGGCACAGAATGATGCAATGGATTTCCAGATTGATCAGGCTAAATTGGAACAGTCTGCTCAGTTGGCTATGCAGCGTTTACAAACGCAGCAAGGTATCGCTGATGATCGTAACGATGTGAACATCTATCGTATTAATACTCAAGCTGCCCTGAAGAGAGGTCAATAATGTTACAAGCTCTTATAGGTCCGATTTCATCCTTGGCAGGTACTTGGTTGAACGGGAAGGTAGAAGAAAAGAAAGCTCAAGCGGCTACGAAAGTAGCTATCGCTCAAGCTGAAGCTGTGGTGATGCAGAAGAAAGCTACTGGAGAGATCGATTGGGATCTTAAAATGGCTGATGCCTCTGCTCATTCGTGGAAGGACGAGTGGTTAACTGTGCTTTTTTCGGTTCCGTTAATTCTAGCATTCTGTGGAGATTGGGGGAGACAAATTGTTTCTGATGGATTTACTGCTCTTGAGGCCATGCCGCAATACTATCAGTACACTCTTGGCACTATCGTTGCTGCCAGTTTTGGTATGCGCGGTGCCGCTAAGTTTTTTGGTAAGAAGTGATGTCAAAGCGCCTTCAGAAAGACAGTCAATACGACCAGTACGACATGGATGGCGACGGGGTAGTTACCGACGAGGAGCTTGAACACGCTAAAGAAATTAAAAAGACAGAGTACGAGTTACGCAAACAGCTTGCTCAAAGGCGTATGGCTACAGCTACGCTGATAGCTATGGGTGTATTTACTTTTATGATGTTCATGCCGTTCATTAGTATTGAGCGGATCAATGCTTTAAGCGACATTAGTAACTTATTTTATATCAGTGGTGCTGGTATCGTTGGAGCATTCATGGGAGCCACAGCGTGGATGAACAGGAAGTAATATGAAAGAATGGGTAATGATCATAAGCATGTGGGGGAATGACGGAAGCATGGATCATTACATTGGTCAGCTTGCGCTGCAAGAAACCATGACTGAACGACAGTGTGAATATATGCTCAAAGACGGTAGATGGGCAGCTAGTTTTGAGAACGAGTATTATTCAATGAAGGTACACTGTTACCCTAAAGAGTGTGCAGGAAAGAAGAGTTGTGAGCGAAGATAACAAAAAACCAATAGAAGCTAAAGTTGGTGACAATAGCTTCGAGTTGATCCTTCGGATCTTGGGTAATGAGTTTGTTGCGATTAAGATTGGATCGTCGAACTTTTCTGGCAAGTTAATTTTCGGTGGTGTTCTGTTGCTGTTTTTTACTCTTGTCCTTATGGAGATGTTTGGTATTAATGCTTTGATAGGTGTTCCTAGCTATGAATAAAAGTCCATGCGTAGGTATTTGTGTACTAGACAAAGAACGTGTAAGATGTATTGGTTGCGGACGCACCATAGATGAAATTATAAACTGGGGTAAGAAATGCCAAGACCAAGATTAAATCAGTTTGCAGAAGATCTTGGTATTAGTCGTGGCTCTGCTGAGAAGCTTATGGCTAAAGCTCGTGGTCGTAGGGATGGTGGTTCAACCGTATTGGAGAATACTATGAACAAGACAAAAAATATTGTCGAAGCCAAGGACGGTAAGTATGTTCGTGGTATGGGTAAAGCATCTGTGTGTCCTCCTAGAAAAGTAAAGGTTAAATAACCGTGGCTAGAGGTTTTGGCGGAGAAACAACAGAACAAGAAGCTCGTGGAAACGAGGGGCTGTCCGTTGCTGATGTTGCAAGTGGTCGCGCTGATGCAGCTACCAGCGCTGCAATTGGGGGCCGTGACGTTGACCCCGGCGCTGACGTTGGGGATAATTATACAGCCAACGACTATATTCCTAATATGGCTCGTGTTAATGAGGTTTTAGACTACAGACAAAAACAAGAAGCTTTTAACTTAGCTAACGGGATTACAGATGCTAATCCTTTT